TTTCTCTAAACATTTCAACCTGAGTGCCGAATTGGTTTAATTTTGATTGATTATCTTGATTTTCAAGTTTTTCAAAAAACTTTAATTTCTGAACCATATCTTTTGAAAGCCCATAAAATCTATTCCTTGAAACTTTTGGTCGTTGTTTCTCCGTAGGTTTTTGTGGGTCTTTCGGTACTTTGATTGTGTTTTTGTGAAGCCAAGATAATTCAATCATTATTGTTAATTAAGCTCGTCTAATTTTTCTTCTAAAGTTGTCGTGTCCTCCTGAATTTCGTCTTGCTCGTCGATGTCTAATTCTTCACCTCTTTGTCTTGAATATAAATCTACAGTTATTTTTTCCATAATTTTATTTTTTGATAATTCGACCGGTGAACATCTCGACAGGCGGGACATTCAATGTTTAGAATATCCTAGCTTCAGACCTAACGTGCGAGCGAGTAGTGAGAGGGATTAGAACTCAAAACTTTCTTGGTCGTCGGTCGTCATCACATCGCCTGTTGAAATGTCCACCCTGCGTCTATTATAGCAAGCTGTCGGCATGTGTCAATGCCGAGCGTTGTGGATAACTCTACGGCCTAAAATATAGATAAAAAGGAAATGACGGCCAAAGTCGTCATTTTTGTTTGAGGATAATATATCCGCCCGAATGGGTCTTGAGCATGATTGTCAAATCTTTTACATGAAACTCTGCCATGATTGGTGGACAGTCTTCTGTAATCAATTCGGTCAATCGTTGCTGATGCTCCGTGTTTATAAGCGCCGTCAAGCGAATGTTGTTTGCGTCGGTATGGACTATGAGGAAATTCTTTTCTGTCATAATCCACCACCCCCTTCCGCACCCTCAACGGCGTCCCACGGGAGTTGTTGTTGTTCGTAATCCGGGGCTTCGCGCGGCGGATTGTTTTCAAATATCGGACACGTTGTTAAATCGTTGTCCGTGAGCTTGCACCTATCTTTCAGAATACACATATCGCATATCATAAAAATCCTTTCCGAAATAAGTATATCAAGTCAGTAGAAAAAGTTATGCACCATAAAGCAAAAAATCCACAAGGGATTTTTTGCGAGATTAGAAACTTTTACAAAAAAGATTGCTGTTTGCCCTTTTTGGTTGTGTAAAGAACTGCTGAATAAAGTATAACACAAAAGCGGCCGTCGCCGCTATGTGTCAAGTCTATCCTATAGGCTAGTTGAACGACCGTAGCTATTTTACAGCTCCGGCCGTGATCTGGCTGTTATGAACTGCGAGGCCGAACGCACTCAAGAGAGTGATGATTGTCGTTGCAAGACCGACGTTAAGATAACCCGTCGCTTCCGCACCGGCGATAATGAAAGTTGCGATAATTCCCCACGTTACTTTGCTTGTCCAAAACGATAGTGTCATATTTTTATATAATTAAAATAATAATGCTCTTGTATATGGTACTTCCAAAAAGGCTAGTGTGCAAGAGCCTCAATGCACAGATCAATCCGAGGGTTTTCCTTGTCATAATTTTTGGTAACAGTCGCTTTTTGAATTTGGCTATCGTCCTCGAATACCAATCCCGTCATTGCATCCATGCTCAATTTGTTGAAGTTGTCCCAGTCGGCTCGGCGTTTCGTTCCTAGATACAGGTCAATCGTTATTTGCAAATCTCCTGTTAAAACTTTTCCCTTATACTGTTGTTTTATTTGCTGGCCGTAATCTTCCTTCAAATCTTTCCCAGCCTGAATGAGATACGTTGTCGGAAAATTACCGCGACACATAGTTTTATAAAGTGTACCGGTACTTCTCGGATTTCCTTTAAGTGTAATTTTTATAGGTTGCATTTTACTTTAGTATGACACGTTGTCCACCACGCTGACCAGCCTTGTTCTTGGTATATCTCATACGCCTGTTTTATATTTTGCGGCGCATCGTAATAAATCGGACGTGTACATGATTCCTGAAATAGGCCAAAACTTCCAACACAAAATCCGGCAGGGTAGTCCCTCGGATATATTCTGCTTTTATGTTTGTCATTTAAGTTTACTGCGTCCGGGTTACAACCGCTTTCAGCCCACATGACATTGATCGCCGTCTGCACGTTCCAATCGTATTTTTCTATAAGGGGTAAATAGGAAACACACGCAGGAGGCACGACAAAATCAGTATGTACAGAATTACTAGCGAAAGTGCGATTGATATTGACGGAGGCATAAATTATAAGTAAAACCAAAAGGAAACTGTAATATTTTTTCATGGTGGTACGTCTTTAAGTATAGCAACACTGTCCCCCGACTTATCCACTGTTTGAAACTTCCAATTTTTGTACATTTTGGTATTATTTATTTTGTAGGTCTTTATCAGCTTTGCGTCTTCTGTTAGCCGCCTCGTAGATACTCGCAAGGCGTCGAAAGGGTGGTGAACAGAGGAAGCCTAAAAATAAAAAATGGCACAACGTAGAATGTTCTCGGACAAGATAGTAGACACTGATGCTTTTCTTGATATGCCGATCAGCTCACAGCTCCTATATTTTCATCTCGCTATGCGAGCTGACGATGACGGATTTGTAGCTAATCCAAAGAAAATAATGAGGATAATTAGTGCGAATGACGACGATTATAAGATTTTGTGTGGAAAAAAATTCATCATTCAATTTGAGAGTGGTATTTGCGTTATAAAACACTGGCTTATCCACAATCTGATTCGGTATGACCGGTATGTCCCAACACAGTATGTAAAAGAGAAGTCAATGTTGATAGTAGACAAGGAAACACGAAAATATAGCCTAGATAAAGGCTTGTCCCCAGATGTCATACCAAATGACAACCAAATGGCACCACAGTATAGGTTAGGTAAGGATAGGTTAGGTAAGGATAGTAATACTGGCGATAAATCGCAAAAGGAAAAATTCACTCAAAAAGGAGCCGAAATAATAAAAGCCTTTGAAGCAGTCGATCCGAAGAATAAGACTTATTACAAAAATACAACACAGCGTGCGGCGTGTGATTTCCTTATCGAGGAATATACTCTAGAAAAAACGCTAGACCTAATTTCCCATATACCGGAAATAAACAAACAGAAATTATATATCGGTCAAATCACAACCCCACACGAGCTGAAATTAAACTGGGTAAAACTAGAAAATGCTTATTATCAATCACAAAACGAATCTTTGGCAAAAAGACCAAAAGTAATTTATTAAAATATATGCAAACACTATTTTTTCGGGTAAAAATCGGTTATCGCCCAGACGAGTTTATTCCTATCACCGGCGAATCAGAATTGGAAAAAGCTATGGCCGCGTTCACAACGAACAGTAAAGCAGTTTTTGAAAGGGGTGTTGTCCGGGGCCAAGACATTATCGCTATCACTGAAGACTGGCATCGTGAAATGGGTTGGAATCAATCCCACGTTATGGAAGATGAGGACTGGTCAGAATTGAAAAGTAAAGGCATCAAAACAAAATACGAGGGTATTATCGCTTCCGCAAAAATAAAGGTCGAATATCTCATAAGAAACAAACGAGAAGATTTGATCGGAAAGAATTTTGAAATTCCAAAGATTGAAAACAAGGAAATTTCTGAAGGAGTGAAATCTCTTGCTGATAAATTCAAAATAAAATGACCGAAGAGAAATACCAATGCACCAAGTGCCAAAATCCCCGAAAGTGGCCCGGGACATGCAAATCATGCCTCGACGCCATCGAAGCGGATTTAGTGGCAAAAGAGAAAAGGCGAGTGGCGAGTTTATCCACTGGCAAAAAATAATAAAAGCTGTATACTAAAACCACTATGGAAATTATCATATCCATTCTAGCTCTCATTTTCGGGGTCGTCATCGGCCTCCTCATCGCTATCGTCATGCTCGGAGTTGCTGACCGGTACAAGGAACGTATCGGAGCAGTGGTCGATCGAGCTTCCTCGGAGATTGTAGGCTTCCTGCCAAAAGGAAAGGGCTACATCATCGGACTGTCCGAGGAGGAGCAGTCGTTTAAGGATAGCTTAAAAGAAAAAGAGGAATCGGGTAAACCATTGGAATAATATGATTATATTTCAAATTATTGTATGGGTTTTCGTTGTGTGGAGTGTCCTGTCTTTACTCTCTGCCATTAACGGAAGTGTTGAATGGAAAGATACAGGAAAATTATGTGCGTGGACGTTAGTTTTAATATTTATATCACTATCTATTTCATAAAATGTCCGAACAAAAAATCGAACCAAAGAAGTTGTCAATCGAGGAGCAGGAGCAAGCGGAAATTAAAGTTTTTTTCGACGAGTATAAAAAGCTGGCCAAAAAGCACGGCTACGATATCGGTTCAAAGTTGGAGATTACGGAGAACGGAATCGTGCCGAGAACAGTGATTATAAAATTAGTAGAAAATAAAACAGAACCAAAAAAATGAAAGCAACCGGAACATTCGTACAAGTAAAACTTCCAAAGGAAAAGGCCAAGGGCTTCGTGTCAACCGAAACCGTCATGCGTGAGGGAGAAATACTGTCTGTTGGAAACGAGGCTATCGAGAAGAACCCCGAATTGAAAGTAGGGAAAAAGGCTTTATTTTCCGAACAGTCCCATGTCATTCAGCACGCCGGTTTCTTTTTCGTAGATTATAAATCTATAGTTGCAATATCATAATGAAATTAACTAAAACACCGAGTTACGAAATCAGCCTTGATAAAAATGAATTGCAAATTGTAAAAAATTGTCTCGACTATTGTTCTCATAGAATCAAGGAACATCAAAAGCTTAAGCAAGTGAAAATAGAAGAACTGGAAGATATACGAAAAGCTATAATCATTAACTAATATGAAAACAATAACCACAGGAATACAAGACCGAGAAAAAATGATACACGCCATGACGGTGGTGGAGGATTTGGTATGTTCTACCCTTGGGCCAGGAGGGTCGGCTTCCACTCTCGACAGAGCCTTTTCAGTACCACGAGTTACGACGGACGGAATCAGCGTGGCAAAGGCTATCGAATTTGAGGACGACATCGAACGCCAGACGCTTGCCCTCATGACGGAAGCGGCCGCGAAGACAAACGAGGAAGCCGGGGACTCTACCACGACAACCATTTCGCTTTGTAAATCTATCCCTATGGAAGCCTTCAAGTACTCCGAGAACCCGAAGAAAATCAAGAAGTCCATTGACTCCGCGAAAGTTAAAGTCGTGGAGGAATTGAAAAAGATTGCAAAACCGATTAAAACGAGCAAAGAGATATTCCAAGTGGCACGCATTTCGTCCGAATCAGACGAGATAGCCACAATCATCACCGACACGTTCGAGGCTGTGGGAAAGGACGGAAAGATTACCGTCGAGGAATCACGATTGCCGAACACTGAAGTTAAAATCGTAGACGGCTATGAAGTGGAAAAGGGTTGGGTATCGAGCTTCATGTGCAACAAGCCAAATCGTGCGGAATACCGGAATGTGCGAGTGCTTGTCATAGGCGATAAGCTCTCTACCATTTCAGAGCTGTTGCCTTTCCTTGAAAAAGTATCTGCTTCAACCAAAGAGCTTGTCATTTTCTGCACCGAAATTGATCCAGCCGTCATCAACACGTTCCTCTACAACCGACAGACCGGAATGTTCCACACGCTCGTAGTGCGATGTGCTTCGCAGAAAAACGAAGTGCTTGAGGACGTTGCATTGGTAACAGGGGCTACGTTCATTTCAAAGGAAGCAGGATACAAGCTCGAAGAATTGGAATTGACGCACCTTGGCAAAGCGGAAAAGATTGTGGCTATGGAAAAGAAAACGATTATTCTCAATGGTAACGGAAGCGTGAAAGCAAAAGTTAAGGAATTGAAAGAACAGTTGCCTACAATCACAAACGACAATGATTTCGATATGGTGGAAAAAAGAATTGCACGTTTGCAAGGAAATGTCGCAGTCATTTCAGTCGGAGCCAAGACCGAGGGAGAGATGCAAGGACTGTACGATAAGGTCGAGGACGCCGTAAACGCCACGAAATCAGCTCTTGAGGAGGGAATTGTGGAAGGAGGGGGAATTGCGCTCTACCGCGTGTCCCAGAGGCTCACAGGGGCATCTATTGGCGAACGCATTATGCGAAAAGCTATCTTGTCGCCTTTCAAGCGAATTGTGGAGAACTGCGGACTTGATTATGCCGATGTTCTCGTGAACATGCCAAAAGGAAAAGGCTTTGATGCGGAGAACGAAACGTATGTGGACATGATAAAAAGTGGTATAATTGACCCAGTAAAAGCAACCCGATGTTCCATTGAAAACGCAGTCTCGTTTGCAGGGGGAAGAATTATAAATAAATCCACTGTTGCGGTAGTTAAAACTCCACCTACGAAAAATGAGTAAAATCACGCAATCAAAAGCGGCACGATGTATCATGAAAGGTAAAAAGGTTTTGGATATTAAACCAACTGCACCACGAAAGGAAATCAAATGCGATTCATGTGGTAGAAAGTATTTGGTGAGCGTTGGACAGATTAAGAAATGCTATCACGGCTCCGCATACGAAACGTCTCGACGTAAAAGCACATACCATGAGTAAAACCCCGATAAAAATAATGGAAGTGGACGAAGGACAAGCGAAATTACTCCGCAAGAAATTTGGCAATTCTGAGGGGATACCGCATTACTTTTTCCGAGATGACAGGAACTGTTTTCACTTCTATCCGCGAGCCGCGAAAGGGTTACTGATAAGGCAGAAAGCTGATGGACTAGAAGTCTTACCATAAAAATATGACATACGAACTTTGTGAAAAATTAAAAGAAGTTGGGTTTCCACAAAATTTCCGGTATGGATATAACCGAGATGTTTTCTACAGGGGAATCAGAACGCCTTTCCGAGCGATACAGGAAGCAAAATATGAGGACGGAATGTTGATCGAATACATGAGGGAGTGTGTGATTATTCCTTCTCTTTCCGAATTGATATTGGCTTGTGGCGAAAAGTTTGAATGTCTTTATAGAATTGTGAATCAAGATTTATCAATCAAATACTGGAAATGCCATGCTTTCGGATTTAGCGATATTCCAAGTGGCGTAGACCCTGAAATCGCTGTTGCTAATTTATTCATCAAAATAAATGAAAAAGAAAAAATCGTTGCTGATGTTGTGTGATTGCGGTGGACGAACTACCGTTATACGATACAAGGACGGAAAGCGAGTATGCGATAACTGCGAACAGAGAAACCTATCGGGACAATTCTTGAGACGGTTGGAGCTTGAGGCGAAATACTACGCGGCTGATATCCAGCAACCATTTCTGAAGGACGGAACACCAAATAAAAATTACACAGAACTTTATGGTAAATATGAACCTAAAAAAACAAAAAGAAAATCAGCCAATGATGACGATAGCGATTCCTAAATCTCATATACGAATATATCCACTCAATCCTAGAGTGAAATGTGACTCTTTTATCAAGTTACGAAAGTTAATACACAAACAACCTGACTGGGTTGAAATTAAAGAGATTTGGATTACACCGAGACAGTATCAAGAATACTTATTGCTATATCCGTATGGATTAACTAAAAACACACCCGTCGCATGTTCAATTGACGGTATTCCTCTCATTGTAAAAAAATGACCAAACTAAAACCTAAAGACAAAGCATTTGCAAAAGAATATGTACTCAATGGTAACAATGCTAAAGAGGCTGTCGCAAAAGTTGAAAAGATAACCAATGGTAACTACGCCAAACAAAAGGGTCATCGTCAAATGAAGAAGCCAGAGATACAAGCAGAGATACAGAAAGTAGCTCAATCAATAGCTGACAGAATACCAGATGACTTACTCGTAAAGGTTCAACTTGAGGGACTTGAAGCCACTCGTTCAATCGCAGTCGGGGAAGAAATTATCGAAACAGCCGATCATGCCGTTCGACATAAGTTTCTTGATAGCGGACTAAAACTAAAAGGCGCATATTCACCTGAAAAATCTATAAATATAAACATTGACGCACAACCTACTGAGAAAATTAAAGAGCTTGCTAGAAAGCTGAAAGAGCTTGATAATTAAATAATATGGTATTCCAAAAAGGAGAAAAACTACGACTAGGATGTAAACACTCTATTGAAGCGCGAGCAAAAATGAGTAAGTCAAGGATGGGTCGAATTATATCGCCTGAATGGAGAAAAAAACTTAGTGACGCACAAAAAGGAATACCAAAAAAGCCTCTTACAGAATCTGCAAAAGAAAAGCTACGTCAAGCCCGTCGAAAGCAAGTCTTTAGTCCTGAAGCTAGAAAAAAGATGACAGACGCTTTAGAGGCATATAGGAAAGAACATGTAAGAGATAAACACTGGAATTGGAAAGGTGGAATTACGCCAAAGAATGAACTAATACGAAAATCACAAGAATATAAATTATGGCGTAAGGCAGTATTTGAAAGAGATAATTATACTTGTGTTTGGTGTAAAGCTAAAAATGGAGAAGGGAAGGCGGTATTTTTGCAAGCTGACCACATCAAACCCTTCGCATTTTATCCCGAACTTAGATTTGCCATTGATAATGGTCGTACCTTATGCGTTCCTTGTCATAAAACAACAGATACTTATGGAGTACACTGAAGACGAAATATCACAAGCTATGGAACTTTACCCTAGCCTATGGATAGAAAAACATCATATAAAAAATGAAGTTGGTATTCCTATTGAATTTAAGGACAGGAAATTCCTCAAAGCCATTTACGATGACATGTCGCCACTACAAGCAATTCTCAAGGCTCCGCAAATAGGACTGACGACAACGCAAATCATAAAATCTCTGTACGTTGCCAAGAAACTACAGAAACAAATAATCTATACACTACCTACTTCCGAAGATATTAAAGACATGGCCGGTGGTAAGGTTAATCGTGTGATTGCCCAAAATCCTGTATTGTTGGAATGGGTGAAAGACCATAGCACAGTTGAGCAAAAATCTGTCGGCGGTTCGATCATTTATTATCGTGGAACATGGACATCAAAAGCGGCTATGATGGTTTCTTCAGACTTAAATATTCATGACGAAACAGACGCGAGTAATAGAGAAACCATAGTCCAGTACGAAACACGTCTAGCTGCAAAAAATACTGGCTGGCGTTGGTATTTTAGTCACCCCTCAATTGTTGGAAATGGAATAGATGAATATTGGCAGAAGTCTGATATGAAAGAGTGGTTTATATTATGCTCTACGTGCAAGGAATGGCAGTTTATGGAATGGCCTCTATCTGTTGACCAACAGCGCATGTGCTATCAGTGCAAGTTTTGTGGTGGAATCATTACCGACCAAGACCGCCGCGAAGGACACTGGCGCAAGAAGTTTCCCGAAGCGGAGTTTTCCGGCTATCACATTCCACAGCTTATCTGCCCCTGGATTCCCGCGAGTAAAATAGTTAAGGACTTCAAAGAAAAAGAAGCGCAGTATTTTCATAATTTCGTTTTGGCTCTACCCTACGCCGACAATAAATCTAAAGTAACGCTTGAAACTATCAAAGGCTTGCTCACCGATGAACGTCAATACAAGGGCCGTATCCTTTTCGGAGTGGACACTGGCATCAAGATACGCTGGACGTATGGA